ATGAAACCTGAACACATCCATCGACTGACGGGGCGCGATGTTCTCCGTTATCGCCGTAAAAACTTCGATTTGATGACCGGTCTGGCCGTTGCCACTGCGCTCGGTCTGATCATCACTTTCATTCTCCTTGTAGCGAGGACCACAGTATGAGTTTAGAAACCAGTCTAGAACTTAATAATCAACTTCTGGCACAACATAATGCGCTGCTTGAACGTCTTATCCGCACAATGGCATCAGGCATTGTTATGCATCCTGACACGATTTCACGAGTGCAGGAATGTCGGGATACAGCAACTGAAACTGAAAATATGTCAGCGGCAATGACACTGGATGATCTGGAGTTCAGCGACGTTATCGCACTGGCTGGTTTCTACCCGGTAGCCACCCCTATCACAGAAGACATGCTGCAACGTGCTGTTGCCTACCGTGATGCTGAAGGCGATAAACGAGTAGTTCAGATTGATGCTCTCGACAGCGCATTGCAGGGCGTCAAACGAGCCAGGGCGCTGCTTAAACCTGCTCTCCTGGACCTGTCCCGTAACATCCTTAAGTTCTGGGACGACCTGCCAACCATCGGCGAACGACGTGCTTTTGCCGAGCAGCTACTTGATGCACCTGCGGATGGGCGTGATGAAGTTAAGCCGAAAAAGGCCAGTAACAAGGATGGAGAACGCACGGGGCCGTTTTACGTCAAAAATGTATCCGGCACAGCAGCCAGTGAACTCCACACCTTACGCAAGTTGAACGAGATGCTGAAAAAAGGCCATATCGAGATCAACCGTGTTGAGTACCTTCAGCTGCAGGAAGAATTTGCACGCAGAGACGCAGCAAATTCCAGCCAGAATAATGACGCCAAAGATGACCATACAATTGATTTCGCGGCACTACGCAAACAAGCTGAAGGGTTGATCCTCCAGTTAGCAAAAGGGGGTTACCGGGCAGAAGCTATTGCAATTCTGGAAAAACAGGGAGCCAGGAAACTTGGTGAAGTAACGGATGAAAATCTCGCTGAAGTAATCACCCTGGCTGAAAAAGCACTGGAGGGTTAATCATGCCAGACGTTCACGCACAACTTTCTCCATCATCAGCGCATCGATGGATGCGCTGCCCAGGAAGTCTGGCGCTGGAGGCCACACAACCGGATAAAGAAACAACTTTTGCAATCGAGGGCACTGCAGCGCACGCGCTTGCTGAAAAAGTTCTACGAAACAGGCAAACCCACCCGGAACACTACGCCGGATGCAATGTTTCTATGTTTCTCGGCTCATACCCCCTTCGCGAAAATCCTGATGATACATCTGGCCCACAGGTGGATGATGAAATGGTCGAAGCCGTCGGCCGGTATGTTGATACGGTCTGGACTCTTGCAAAGAATAATGAACTATTGGTTGAACAACGTGTTGATTTCTCACATATAACAGGTGTGGAAGAATCTTTCGGAACTGCCGACGGCATAATCATCGCTGGTAACGAATTACAAATCCACGACCTGAAATATGGCAAAGGCGTCCGCATTGATGCAGAACAAAATGAGCAACTACAACTGTATGCTCTGGGTGCGCTTGAACAATTCAGCATGCTGTATGACTTTGAAACTGTAAGATTATTTATTCACCAACCAAGGCTCAACCACGTTTCAGAATGGTCGTTAACCGTACAGGAACTTCAGTCTTTCGGTGAACGGGCGCTGGAGGCCGCAACCAGTGCGATCCTTGTTCTCAATATTGCTGAATGCGAAGGCATTGAGACACTACCGCTGGAAAACTTCATACCTGGAGAAAAACAGTGCCGCTTCTGTAAAGCAAAAGCTATTTGCACTGCCCAGAAAATGCAGCATTTACAAACAGCGGCCAGCGATTTTGAAGATCTGACAAAGCCTGTCAGCGAAATAATCACCAATGCCAGCGCACGTGTACCTCTGTTAACCATTGAGCAGCTTGCGGAGATCTATAGCCAAGCCGACTTTATTGAATCCTGGCTAAAGGCAGTACGGGACCGGGTTCACAATGAACTCAATGCCGGACATCCGGTACCGGGGTTTAAACTGGTAACAGGAAAACAAGGTAACCGGGCCTGGAGTGATGAAGAGGCAGCTCGCGCACTTCTGAAGGACCAGTTCAGGTACAAAACTGAAGAAGTATTCGACTTTAAACTTATTAGTCCCACAAAAGCCGAAAAACTTATCAAAAAGGCCAGTCCGCGCCGTTGGTCAAAAGTCGAGGCACTGATAACACGAGCTGATGGTAAACCAACCGTCGTTCCCGAGTCAGACCCACGCCCCGCACTCAATATCAACCCTGTAAATGATTTCGACGACGTATCCGACGATACGCTAACCGCAGACCTCATCTGATTTAAGGAAATACCCATGAAACTGAAGCTGAACAATGTTCGTCTGGCCTTCCCGTCTCTGTTTGAAGCTAAAACTGTAAACGGCGAAGGCGATCCGCGTTTCTCCGCAGTATTTTTAATGTCTCCCAAACACCCACAACTGGAAGAAATCCGTAAAGCTATGAAGCAGGTAGCGAAGGAAAAATGGGGAGAGAAGTGGGAGCCCATTTATAACCAACTGGAGAAAAAACTCAATCTGTGCCTGCATGATGGTGATGAAAAAGCAGAGTATGAAGGCTTCCCCGGTAATTTCTTCCTGAATGCTGCTAACAAAGCGCGCCCAGCTGTTCTTGATCGCGATCGTTCGCCACTAATTCAGGCTGATGGACGTCCCTATGCAGGGTGCTATGTAAACGCCGTTATCGATATCTGGGCACAGGACAATAATTTCGGTAAACGCATTAATGCCTCACTCGGCGGAGTCCAGTTCCTGCGAGACGGCGATGCATTCGCTGGCGGCGGAGTGGCAAGCGCTGACGATTTCGACGATATCAGCGAAGGTGCTGATGCTGAAGCACTGATTTAAACGCCAAAGCGCCCTTAGGGGCGCTTTGAGGATTGTGTTATGAGTTATTCGTAATCTTCAAGAGAAGTTTCAACAAAATCCTGTTTTACGAAAGCTTTTTTAGATTCATCCCAAAATTCACAAGTTACGCGAATGAAGTCGCCATTAAAAGCTGTTGCAGGAATATATCCTGTGCTAACAACCACAAGAACAGGCCCACCAGAAAGATGTTGTACGCGGTCTCCAGGTTTGAACTTAGATTCAGACATTTTTTTCCTCAACTTTATTAGCTAGTTTGCCCATATGAAAAATAATATAGTCCCCTCAAATAAACAACATCAAAGTATTCTCTGGGGCGACCTGGAAACCTATTGCGAAATCCCTATTACGAACGGTACCCATGCGTATGCCGAAGGCGTTGAAGTGATGCTTTTCGCATGGGCTATCAACGACGGGCCAGTAAACGTGTGGGATATCACTGCCGGTGGTGGTATTCCACACGGCTTATACGAAGCAATCGCAGACCCTGAAACCCTGCTTTATTTCCATAACTCTCACTTCGACCGCACCGTTCTGCGTTATGCAATGCCGCGACTGGCACCGCCAGTCGAACGTTGGCGCGACACGATGGTGCAGGCGCTGGCGCACGGTCTCCCGGGGTCTCTGGGGGAACTCTGCGAAGTACTAGGCGTCCCGCAAGACAAAGCGAAGGACAAAGAAGGTAAAGCGCTGATCCAGCTGTTCTGTAAGCCACATCCGAAAAACAGCAAACTGCGTCGGGCCACCAGTAAAACCCATCCGGAAGAATGGCGGCGCTTTGTTGCTTACGCCGGACTGGATATCGAAGCAATGCGCGAAGTCTATAAACGTCTGCCGAAGTGGAATTATCAGGGGACAGAGCTGGCGCTCTGGCATCGTGATCAGCAGATCAACGACCGGGGCGTCTGCATGGACATGCAACTCGCGCGCGCTGCGATCGAAGCGGTAGACCAGGAGCAAAAGCGCCTGGCAAAGCGTACACAGGAAATGACTGATGGCGAAGTGCAGGCAGCCACACAACGGGACGCGTTGATTAAGCACATCGTTGAATCCTACGGTGTGGAGCTACCAGACATGCAACGCAGTACCCTGGAACGTCGTATGGCCGACCCCGATTTATCATCTGCCGTGAAAGAACTGCTGGCTATCCGCCTGCAAGCCAGTACTACCAGCACCAGTAAATACAAGGCACTGATGAAAGGCGTAAGCCACGACGGGCGCTTACGCGGTACGCTACAGTTCTGCGGGGCGTCACGTACCGGTCGTTGGGCCGGACGGCTATTCCAGCCCCAGAACCTTCCCCGCCCTTCACTAAAACAGGAACAAATAGACGAAGGCATCGAAGCACTGAAAGCCGGATGTGCAGACCTGCTGTTTGACAATATCATGGAACTAACCAGTTCAGCGTTACGTGGCTGCATTATCGCGCCAACAGGCAAAAAACTGGTGGTAAGTGACTTGTCAAACATTGAAGGCCGTATGCTGGCATGGCTGGCGGGAGAAGAATGGAAACTGAATGCATTCAGAGAGTATGACGCTGGAACGGGTCCGGACTTATATAAACTGGCGTATGCAAAAGCTTTCGATATTGCACCAGATGATGTTGATAAACACATGCGTCAGATCGGTAAAGTCATGGAACTCGGTCTGGGTTATGGAGGTGGTGTATCGGCTTTCATCACTTTTGCTCTGGTTTACGGTCTCGATCTCGACGAGCTGGCGAACGCCGCACTGCCAAACATTCCCCGCGATGTTATCCGCGAGGCAAAAAGCTGGTACGACGAATCGGTTAAACGTAAGTCGACCTTTGGCCTGTCCGAGCGTGTATTCATCGCATGTGACTCGCTCAAGCGCCTGTGGCGCAGGGCGCACCCGGCGACCTGCGATTTCTGGTACGAGCTGGAGCGCACTGTCCGCACAGCAATCGCCATACCGCAAAAAACATTGTATTGCGGCTATCTTAAAATCCGACGTGATGGCGCGTGGCTGCGCATACAGCTACCATCCGGACGCGCTGTATGCTACCCGTCTCCGGTTATCGAACAAGGGAATATCACCTACATGGGTGTTAACTCTTATTCGCGTAAATGGCAACGACTCAAAACCTACGGCGGAAAGCTGGTGGAGAACGTCACCCAGGCGGCCGCCCGCGACGTTCTGGCCAGAAACATGCCGCTGATCGAGGGTGCCGGTTACAGCATTGTGCTAACGGTACACGACGAGGTGATCACCGAAGCACCAGACACAGAAGATTTCAACGATAAAGCGCTTTCCGCGCTTCTCTCCACTAACCCCGAATGGGCACCCGATATTCCGCTGAACGCTGGCGGCTTTGAGGCGTACCACTACAAAAAAGATTGATATAACTCACCTTATCGAGCTATGGCGACATGCTGAATTCGAGTAAATTAAAGGAACAATACTTATGCAGGAACTAACTGAAATGCCGATCACCTATCCATACCCGAGAGAATCTTTTCCTGACTTTTTGAGGGAGTGTGGGTTCACCAATTTTTCCCACGAACAGCGTGAGACTTATGACTGCTATCGTTTAACGAATGGCGTAATTGTTAACCTTTACACCACCCGGACCATTCAGTTTCAAGGTAACCCTCAAGAACGTCCCAATGTTGAAACTGCAATAATGTCCCATTTAGGAACGCCCCCCACGGCAACACCACTAGCCGTAGAACAGCCATCTGAGCTTCCCAAAAAGATATTCATTGTTCACGGCCATGACCATACTGCAAAGGAACAACTTGAGCTAATCCTTCATAAACTTGGATTACCAGACCATTTCATTTTGCAGAATACGGGAGGGACTGGACTCACCATTATTGAAGAGCTTGAACGTGAAATTGGGCAAGGACAAACTGCTACCCGTTTCGGGATTGTTCTTTTGACACCTGATGATATGGGATACTCAAAGCGCGCCGGTGAAGCAGAAATCCAACCCCGCGCAAGACAGAACGTTGTACTCGAGATGGGTATGCTTCTTTCGTCCTTAGGGCGCAGCAATGTAGCAATCCTTCAGAAACAGCACCTAGAACAGCCTTCTGATGCTAACGGGATTTTGTATCTGAATTTCAACGACCATGTACGTGAAACAGTTCCTCGTCTAGTGCAACGGTTACAAAATTCTGGTTTCGAATTTACACAAGCTCAAATAGCTAACGCTTCCTCGTAATTACCCCCTTATTGTTGATTACAACCCTGCATTGCGGGGTTTTTTATTTGGGAATAAAAACCCTATGTCATTTAAATACCGGGACAGTCCGCTTTATTACCGGACTGCGCGGGAGGCTTTGCGCCTTGAACAGTCCAGCGGGTACGACCGGGCGATGCAGGTCTGGGCCAAAGCGAACGTCGGTTTGATTTTTGTCTGATGCAGAACATGCGCGAAAAGCGTAAGGAGGTGGACGATGTCTAATATCGATAATAAAGGTTGGGGGTTCCCCGCCCTGTCGAAAAAAGCACATTTCTTTAATTCGGGGGAAGCCATATCACTATGCGGAAAATGGATGTTCACAGGTATCAGGATTGACGAATGGCATGACCATCCTGAGAACTGCGCTATCTGCATGAAGAAACGCAAAAAGCAGGAAGGCGAAAGCTAATGGCCTATGAACGTGAAAACCTAATCGAAAAGCACCTCGTCGCTGAAGTAAAAAAGGCTGGCGGGGTTGCTTTTAAGTTCGTATCTCCCGGTCTCCGCTCGGTACCAGATCGCATTGTTCTGCTACCCGGCGGTCGCATCGTCTTTGTCGAATGCAAAGCACCAGGCAAACCACCACGACCTGATCAGTTGCGCGAGCATGAACGTCTGCGAAAACTGGGCTTTACCGTGGTAGTACTGGATAGTAAGGAGCTTTCATGTATATTAGGCAAAAAATTACAATAGGAGTCTGTGTAAGCTATGGCTAAGCAACAAACGAAAGAAATAAACCAAGATGATGTAAAAGACAACAAAAATATGCCACCTCATATATGCGGCATTATTATGCCAATTGCGGACATAGAAGGTTATCCCACTGGACATTGGAGAAATGTTCATGACATTATTTGTGAAGCATCAAATGATGCCGGATTCAAGGCAAATTTGGTAAGTTCAGATGATGATGTTGCAGTAATACAAAAACGAATTGTTCAAAATCTTTATGAAAACCCCATAGTTGTTTGCGATATAAGTGCTCGAAACGCTAATGTAATGTTTGAATTAGGAATGCGTCTCGCATTTGACAAACCGACCGTAATTATTAAGGACGAGCGCACTCCTTATAGCTTTGACATTTCATCAATTGAACATTTAGAGTACCCTTCGGATTTAAGATACCAATCAATCAATTTATTCAAAGAAAGACTTGCGAGCAAGATAAAAGAAACATATTTAAAGTCAGTAACTGATCCTGAATACACAACATTCCTCAAACATTTTGGCACTTTCAAAGTTGCACAACTAGACCAGAAAGAAGTATCAGAAACTGAGTATCTGGCATCTGAGATTAAAGATATCAAATCATTATTGATATCTCTTAGGGCAACAGCAACGACAAAATCCAGATTTTTCGACTCACCGAAAAATTACTCGCAGCAGGAAATTGACAACTCTGTAGATATTATTAAAAATGGAGTTGCCAGTTATACTATAAGGAGTGAAGGATTTAGTATATCAAAATCAGCACTAGAAAAGTTACGCCAAAGACTACACAACGCAGGATTTCAAGTCGAGCAAATAGTATTGACAGGAAAAGAAGTAATTATTCATCTGTCATCACCTTTAATAAATGAAGAAGAAAATATTTTTAAAGATGCAATAGTAACAGCACTATTATAAATAACATTTTTAAAACAACAAAAGGCCTAAATTGGCCTTTTGTTGTTTAGGAGCCATATTATATGCCCCCAAAATATATACCTCGCCCCTACCAAGATCTCATTATCAACCACGAAACCGAAACCCTGCGCGGCAACATCTGGGCGGGGATGGGAATGGGTAAAACCGTGGCAACGCTCACTGCGCTGGAAGATCTCTTTATGGCAGGGGCAGAAACATGCCCCGCACTGGTCCTCGCGCCGCTGCGCGTGGCTGCCAGCACATGGCCGGATGAAGCACTGAAGTGGGGACATTTGCGCAATATCGAGGTGCAGCCAATTATTGGTAATGCCAAAGCGCGCTCTATGGCGCTGACGAACAGCAACGCAAGCGTGTTCACCATCAACTACGATAACCTTGTCTGGCTGGTTGAAGAATTGGGAGAACGATGGCCGTTCGGTACTGTCATTCCAGATGAAAGCACCCGGCTAAAATCCTTCCGGCTGCGCGGTGGTGGTAAGCGCGCGGCGGCGCTGGGCAAAGTGGCGCATAAGTATGTCCGGCGCTGGATAAATCTCACCGGTACGCCAGCACCGAACGGCCTGGTAGATTTGTGGGGACAATCGTGGTTTGTGGACCAGGGGCAACGTCTCGGGCGCACTTACGGCGCGTTTACCTCACGCTGGTTCAACTCGATACAGTTTCCGGGGCAGAGCTGGACCAAACTGGAGCCTTTTGCTCACTCACAGGGTGAAATACAGCGAGCGTTAGCCGATGTAACCCTCTCGCTGGATGCGGCCGACTGGTTCGATATCAAAGACCCCATCCATAACGTAATCCGCGTTGATATGCCACCGAAGGCCCGTCAGCAGTATCGTGAAATGGAAAAGGAAATGTTCCTCGAGCTGAATGGCGAAGGCATCGAAGCACCGAACGCCGCGGCAAAGACACTGAAGTGTCTGCAAATCGCCAGCGGCGCAGTATACACAGATGACACCGGAAGTTGGTCAGAACTGCATGACACCAAACTACAGGCGCTGGACAGCATACTGACCGAAGCAGCTGGCGCACCTGTGCTGGTTGCTTATCACTGGAAACACGATCTTGAACGCTTGCTTAAAGCATTCCCTCGCGGTCGTCACCTCGACCAGGATCCACAGACACTGCGCGACTGGAATTCCGGAAAGATTCCTGTTCTCTTTGCACACCCAGCCAGCGCGGGCCACGGCCTGAACATGCAGGACGGCGGAAATATACTGGTATTTTTCTCACACTGGTGGGACCTGGAGCAATATCAGCAAATTATTGAACGTATCGGCCCCACCAGGCAGATACAGGCCGGACACAATCGTCCGGTATTTATTCACCACATTATTGCTGCCGACACTATGGATGAAATGGTGATGGAGCGGCGCAACTCAAAACGAACAGTGCAGGACATCCTGCTCGATGCCATGAAAAAGAGAGGTATAGCATGAGCGAGAAACCCGACGATTTACTCACCCCGGATGAAGTATGCCAAAAGTTAGGTATTACACAGAAAACGCTATGTGAGTGGAATATTAAGCATCGTCATCGGGCTATCCTGGCACCAATTCGTTTCAGTGCAAAAGTAGTTCGTTATGAGCGCCGAAATATCGACGCTTTTATTCAAAAATGTCGCAGCCAGTATTAACCTCGCCGCCGTAGCAATGCCACCTGCGCAAGTATGCTCCGCTCGTGAGCCTCGAAAGCTTCGCGCTTCAACGCAATCTCTTCCTGTAAAATCTCATCAGAAAAGTCGTAATGTTCTGCCATCGGGTCATCTGACTTGCTGGAGTGGTGAAGGCAAAGGAGGCTGATTTCCCTTCGGTCTGAGCGGGAATAGCCTCTTTCCTTCATCAAGGCAATAACATTGCTCTTAAGGAATTTACGGCACATCGTATTAAATGCACCGTCTTTCCCTTTAACAGTCCCATCATGTTTTATTCCTTTTACAGCCCCGTCCGGGCTGTATGTTTTCACCAGCTTATCCAGTGATCGTTTTGAAAATGGCTGCATTGGATCACGTGGCTGCAAAAATACATAATCCCTGTTGCACTCAGGAACTGAATCACGCCAGGCTTTCTGCTCGTCGATAATCCGCCGGATCTCAGGGGTTATCGGCAGGCGGAAAGCCTTTTGTGTTTTCATAGCCCCTCGCATGCCGATAACCCCTTCCGGATAAACAATTTCACCAGCCTCCTCGTGAACGTAGTCCCAGCGCAGGTTATGGACATTAATCGGACGAACACCAGTGATGATCATGAAGCGAACAGCATTCTTCTGGTGTACAGAGGTGCAGGCAGCAACATTGAGCCAGAGTCGGGCGATTGATTCAATATCGGTAAAAAGCCGTGTGGGGGTAGGTTTCTGTACGCGGGAGGAAACATAATCATCTGGCAGACTGGCGGCAACATTGCGGCCGTTGCAAAGAGTAGGTGCGCAGAACTTCCAGAACCGACGGAGCTCGGCAAACAACTCCAGGGCGTTATTGTTCGAGCGAGTAGCGATCCACTCGTCCAGCACTTCCACCAGCCGATTGTATGTTACGTCGCTGAACACCTCGCGCTCGCCGAACGTTGCTTTAATCCGGTCGATACGCACCCCGTAGGTTGTGAAACTGTCCGGGCTCAGCTTCTGCCGGGCGACTTTGGCTTTGAGGTCATCCCGGTACATTTCCAGCGCTGCATGTACGGACTCTGCACGCAGGCCACCGTCAGCCATACCTAGCGCTTTTTCGCGCGCCAGCTGAATAGCGAGCTCCGGCCACTCGCCGAGCTTTTTACCTTTGAGGCCCATCTTTTTTGGAAACTCGGCGTAAAATGTAACCTTACCGGCTTTGCTGAAATCGATACGGAGATAGTTCTCTTTTTCGTATTTGGAACGGCGAGCCACGCCGGAAGCAGCGAGGATGATTTTGGCGGCAGCAACACAGATTTTCATGTGTGCGCTGGTATAGGGGGGTTTACAGGCGTCCCATTTTTCAGATGCGGCTAAAACATCGTCATTATTGGGGCTATCCGGATTATGTGTTACAGTGCGCGGCATTCTCAATCCTTATCTGCGTAGGCGCAGAAAACAAGCACACACATACAAGTCTTTTCTACGGGACAAAATGCAATGTGTTGCGGTTTTGTGTTGCTGGACTGAGTTTATCAAGGTTAAATACACTGGATCAACATACAGTAAGTTAATGACAGTAAAGCATACAAACTCGATACAACTTACTGATTTTAAAATGATTTAACGGTAATTCATTGAAATGTCTTTACTAATTACTAAACGCTGTATTAATTGTGATATGTGTGAACCCGAATGCCCGAATGAGGCGATTTCAATGGGAGATCATATCTACGAGATTAACAGCGATAAGTGTACCGAATGCGTAGGGCACTACGAGACACCAACCTGCCAGAAGGTGTGCCCGATCCCCAATACTATTGTGAAAGATCCGGCGCATGTCGAGACAGAAGAACAGTTGTGGGATAAATTTGTGCTGATGCACCACGCGGATAAAATTTAA